CAACCGTTCCGGTCGAACCTTGACCACCTTGACCACCTTGGCCGCCTTGGCTTCCGGCCCCGGGTTGCGTCCGTCCTGTTTCCAACACACCCATCGCGGAAAGTTCCTTGGCAACCAATTCGGATGCCGTGAATGGACGCAAATTGTTTTCGGGGTTCCGGCGCGGTGTTCCATTCTCCATGAACGCAAGCACCTTGCCGCCGTTGCCATCGTCAATATATTCCGGGTTCATCGCCTTTACTTTCGCGATTGCCTGTTCCAAAAGAACGGACGTCACGGATGCGGGCAAATCGGCCTTGAATTTCAAACCGGCGGTCGCTTTGGCGAATTCGCCGTCAATCTTCATGCCAAATATGGCCTTTTCGTGTTCGGTCGTGGCATTGTCATACTTGGTTTTCAATTCCGTATATTCCTTTGTCACGTTCGCCAAATCGGCCTTGGCCTGTGTCAACGCCTTTTTGGTTTCAGCATCCGCGCCGCCATCGGCAATGACCTTTTCCAAACGGGCCTTTTCCTTGGTCAATTCGGCAATTTGGCCTTGCATTTGCGATGCGTTCCCGGCTTGGCCTTTGATTTCGCCAATAACCCTTTTGGCATAATCAAAGGTTTTTTCGGTTCCATTCTTGGCGATTCCGGAAGCGGCCAATATGTCCGCGTCCAAACCACCGTAAATTTCCCCGGTTTTCTTTGCGATTACCGCATTTTCGTCATTGGCTGACATTTCGACAATCGCGGCTTTTTGTTCGTCCGTCAATCCGGCGGTTGCGGCATTGGCGGTCAAAAGTTCATTTGTAAGTGCCATAATTCTTTCCCTTTGAATTTTTGGTTTTGTCTTTCATGGTATCGCCCAACCGGCAATTAAGCGGCGATTGTTTCCTCGGCCGTTACGCTTTGCAGGGATGCCCCACCGAAAACGAACGTGTATGTGCGGGTCGTGCTGACATCAGCGAACGACGCGGAAATGCACTTGGATACGCCGGCGGCGGAACGTTGCACCACGTCAAGAATGGTTCCGGCCTTGAAACAAGCGACCAACTTTTTCTTTTGGTCATCCGTGAATGTTCCCAATGTGGTAACATCAATAAACAAATTGTCTTGTTGTGCGATTTGTGCCATGGTTGTAAAATGTTAATAGTGTTTACTTTTGTTCTTTTGCGGGACGTCCCGGTTTCTTTTCCGCGTCGGCATCCGCATCCTTGGCCTTGGCCTTTGCTTGTATCTTCGCAAGTTCCTTGGCAACGGCGGCCGCAACGGCGGCGTCGAATTTCTCTTGTTCGGCCTTGGCCTTGGCTTCGGCCCGTGCTTTTGCATTCTCGGCGGCCTTGGCCTGTTGGGCCTTTAACCATTCGTTCGGGTCATGCAAAATCTTGATGGTGTAACCCTGTTTGCGCAAACTTGCCAACACATGGGTTTCGAACGTCTTGCGGCCAAACTTTTGCACCCGGGGTTTCGAAAGTTTCTTGCCGGTCTTGGAGTCATATTGTACGACCTCAATAATGGCGTGATAGTCTTTTTCTTCGCCCTTGGGAACGACGTAATTTTCCGCCGTTACATTCTCAATGGGGGTGTCGCGCCCGTCTTTTGTAATCATCGCTTTAATGGTATTTGGTTAAACTTGGGCCGGTTCCGGTTTCATTTCATCAGCATATCGCCGGAATTCGGCTATTATTATTTCAATCTTCCTTTGGTACTTTATCGCCGTTCCGAAATCCAAAATGTTCATGTTTTCACGTTCGAACCGGCGCACAAAATTAGGAAAATTCAACTTTATGCGCAAATCCTGTTCGGAAACAAGATTTTTGGCGAACATTTCGGAAACCTCTTGACGTGACATATGGCGGAACGGTTCAAGTTCGGCCAATATCAGCATTCGCCGCAATTGCGTGGGGTCATTCCGATATTCGGTTTGCAAGATTTGGTTTTGCATCATGTCCAATTCGGATTCCGATGCGCCCGCATCCTTGGCGGCCTTATATCGCGCCCGCAATTCATCCGGGGAATACAAGTAAAATTCGGTGCCGTAATTGATGCTTGCCGAAAGGAAATAACGGCCGTAACGCAAGCGGCAAACGGTTTCGTCAACCCATTGTTGCGCGGCTTCAAATCCTTTCTTTACCCTGTTCAAAACGGTGGTCACGCTTTCAAAGTTGGCGCGTACCTGTTGTTCGTTGAACGCATCCCGGTTCGTTACGATTTCATCTTGGCCGACCACGGCCGTGATGATTTCTTCCCGCAACCGCTTTTGTTCCTCAACGTTGTAATCAAGGGCATTGCGGTCCACGGTCAACATTTGCACCGGGTTGCGCAAATCGGGTTGGTTATCCGCTTCGCTTGGTACGGGGATTTCCACAAAGGAACCGGCACCCACGATGCGTTTGTTTCCACACTTGGGGCAACGTAACAGTAACCCGGCCATATCCAAACGGTAATGTCCTTGTTTGTCACGAAGAAATCCCCCATCGCAATAATCGCCATTTTCGGCGTTTGTGAAATCGCAACTTTGTTCGTAACCGGACAGGATGGGATATGCACCCATCAAATCCAATTGACGCTTGGAAATGTGGAAGAATTCAAACCAATCCAATGATTCAAGTTCGCCGGACAACGGGGATGCCTTGACATCCGGTTCGTCCAACGAAATCGGTTCGTTCCAAAAGAAACGCGCCGGGCAATAACCAAGGTCGTGCGCGGCTTCGAATTCCGGCATTCCCTTGATTTGCCCGGTGTGTTTCGTATCATCCCATACGCGGTAACTTTCGTCATCCAACACAATGATTTTGTCACGGCGGCGGAATACGATGAAATCCATAACGCCGGTGGTCGCATCGGCCTTGTACGTTATGACATCATCAATGGGCAACCAATAAAAGTATGGTTCCGGCCATTCCGTCGTTTGTTCCCGGGCCACGTCAACGATTAAAACGGAATTGATTTCGCTTTTGAAGAATTCCCATCCTTTCGTTGACCATATTTCCGGTTCATGCAACTTGTTTTGTCGGTACTGTTCCCAATCATCGCGTTGGGCGGAATTGGCGAATTGGTAATTGAACGCCGGGTTGCGTCCATCGAATATGCGTGATAACTTGTCAAAGCAAACGTCCGTTATTTCGTTCGTCTTGACGGGATAACGGAACAGTGCTTTGAACAATACGAATTTATCATGCGGCAAGATATTTTCCACCATCGCAAGAAATTGCGTCAATGGAATGGAAATGTACGGCGCATTGAACGACGTAACCCGTTTGACCGTGTGAAACTTGATGCGCATTTGATGCAATTTCGCACGGGACAACGTTGCGGACCTCTTATTTTCCGCTATTTCCTTTCGTATCTTTCCGACGTCGTAACCCATAATCAACAAATTCGAATTTGGAATTTTCCGGCAAATGCCAACCGCCATTGTGCGGCATCCTTAACAATCGTTCCGCGTGGGATATTTCAAAATCCCGGGTAACGTCATTCGCAACCAACGTTACCGTGGTTGTCTTGGCGTTCATATTATTCGGATGCAGGGACTAAATCGGTAAGCGGGTTGAAATCGTCGGGTTTGACGATGGCCAAATCATCCGAATAGTTGTCGGGATATTGCCATGAAATGGCGTTCGAATCCTTGGCGTCGAAATTGCCGTGAATCTTCGAACCCACGAACAAAGCGCGGATGGGAATGGGATAAAACGTTGTCGGCGCGGTTTGGTCCTGTATGGCTTCAATCTTGCCGTTCTCGTCGAACAGGAACACGCCAAGATTGCCGGCGGCCGCTTCGCATTGCAATTCCTTGATGGCCTTGATGACCGATTGGGGAACGCCGCGCAAGGAACCGTCGAATTGAACGGGATTGCCGCCCAACACCTCGGGAATGCCACCCAAATCATCGTTGCCGCCGCTTGTCATGCGGGCATCGCCGCCCGAATCAGCGGGTGCGTTGATGTACGGGGATACGACAACCTTGGTGCCGGTGGTGGAAGCCAACAAAGCGGTCCAAGATGCCAACTTTGTGATGGTCGGTGCCAACGGGGTGCCGGAACCGGCGAATGCATTACGGGTTCCATCGGATTGACGCAAACGTTGGAACGCCACTTTTTGGATTTGGCCGAAATTTTCCGGGCAAGTTACGTTCGGGATGGTTGTAATTGCGGTCGCGGCCGGACATTGACAAATCAAAGACATAATTTTGAAAGTTTAATTGTTAATGATGCTTTTGCGGTTGACCCTTGACCGCCTATCGCTTGCAAATGTAGTTATTTTTTTGAAAAATCGCCTACAATCCATTTTGTTTTCAAAAACGTATATTTTCCCATCTTTTCGTTTCATGCGTCTAAAAAGGCCCTAAAAATGCGTCAATGCACCCGGACGCCACGCGATGCGGCCCCGTATGGCTTGATGTTTCCGTCGGCAATTTCCTTTTCGTATATTCCGGTCAATCCATCCGCATCATCGTCATGGGCATTGGCGTCGAACTTTCGAAGAAAACCCGTAATGTGTTCGTAAAACTTGGCATATCGCGTTTCCCATCCGAACGGCATGATGATATGTTGATTGACAAATGGCGCGTTCGTGACGATGCGCGATTCCTTGTTTTCCCCTTGGTAAAATGGCACCGTCAAGGCCCGCACTTTCTTTTTCACGACCTTTTCATATTGGGACCCGCCGTTGTTGCTTTCAATCCATGCTTTTTGCGTCCCATTGGCATTTATCATCCGTGGAACGGTTACGGTTGTGACGTCAGTGGATTCATCAGTATATTCCACGTCGGTAATCAGCGCGAACAACAACGGTTCGAACCGGCGTTTGTTTTCGTTATATACTTGGTTGTCCGATTTGTATATGTCATATGTCGCGGCAAACAAAAAGTCATCGCCTTGGTCGGCCACGTCCACATAACACCCGGAACGGATATATTGGCCCCAATCGGCCTTTTCGACCCATGTTTTGAACGGTTGATACAATTTGCCCTCGGCGTTCCCCGGGTCCCCTTGATACAGGCATTGAAATCCAACCGGGTCCAATTGTTTTTGCGCCATCAAGCGTTCCAACGAATGGCGTTCCGGCCACAATGCCGCGCCTGGTTCCCTGTTGTCAATTTCCGTGGCGTTCCCCGTCTTTATTGCTTCAAAGTTTACCAACACCCATGCATCATCCGGCACATTGTCAAAATCGGCCCATTCTTGCGCGACGATGACCTGTTCCGTTTCCATGATTTTGCCAATAATATCTTCCGGGTGCCAACGGGTAAAGACAATCAGTTGTTGGGAATCATTGTGTAAGCGGGTGCGGGCAACTTTGGTGTACCAATCCCATGCCGTTTGCCGGATTTGCGGGGAATTGGCTTCCATCGAATCTTTATACAGGTCATCGAATATCATCACGTCAACCGTTTTCGATGTCAACGAACCCCCACGGCCGACAACACGCAACGAACCGGTATGGCCGACGATTTCGAACACATCCGAATTGCGCAAGTAATTGTTGGCAACGGTCACGACATTCGACCCGTTCAAGACTGTTTCCGGGAATATGGCCCGGTATTCGTCGCTATCAATCAGCCGTTGCACGTCCCGGTTGAAATCCTTGGCGATGGTTGCGGCATATGAACAAATGGCAATCTTCAAATCCGGGTATAATCCCAACATATCGGCCGGAAGAAAGCGGCTTGAACCTTGTGAATTATGCGTCGGGACTAATTCATAACCGGCAAGATATATTCCGCCCTCTACCTCAATACAATTAACATCCGTTGTTCCAAAATCGGTTATTGATTCGATGAAAAATCGTTTTTTATCGTTTCGGTCCTTGCATGATTTATAGGTTATTCGTTCCTGTTTCCGCGCAATATCAAATATATGGTCGGTATTATCGGGATGGAAAACAATGCGTATTTTTTGGCCGCAATCCTTGCCATATAATCGGGCGGTATAGGAATGGCGCGTTGGTTTATATCCCAATGTCCGCAACAATACATAAACATCATTTGCCAATTGGCCATCCTTTTGGCAAAATTCACACGTCCCCCGTGTATTTACACATCCATCCGTATCCATCAGTCCGCGCAATAATTCGCGTCGGTCCTCAATAGATGCCAATAAATAACACATGGGAATATGTTTGTTGCGTAACACACCCACTTTCCGCAAATCTTGTGTTTCCAATCCTTTCAAATGGACGCGAAAGGCCGTTTTATCACGCTTTATTTCAGCGGCGAAAGGCCGTAAATGGTCAATATCTTGCCGACCACAAGATACCCACTTATCCCGGGCATTTCCATCCCCCAACCATACACCAAACAAATACGGGTCTATCGGCAATCGGGATGGCGCAAAATGGATTATGGCATCGGCGGGAATATAGGGATTTCGACGATGCCGTTTCTTGAATATATCTTGCGTTTCCACGATTTCCCGAACCCGTCCCCGGTGGTCATCATGGTCCGCATATATAACCCATTCATGTTGCCGCGCCGCAATGATTGAAAATCCATCGGCAAAGTTCACATTTTGACATTCGCATTTATATACACCACTATTCCAAATAACCCGTCGCGGGCATCCATCTTCCCCAAAAACATAATCCCCGGGTCGCAATTCCTTGTGTTTCTTCCAACCGTCTTTTGTCAATACCGGCGTATCAACGTGCAATGCTTTCCCATGTTGGGGCGGTGCCTGTACGATAAGATTTTTGATACGACGTTTGGCGAACAGGTCCAACACCCGATAATATGCACGATGGAACGGCGTTGGTTGAAACGATGGTTGCATATATTGGGCGAACCACAACAGGTTGCGCCGTGCGCCCTCTTGCAAGAACAATTCCGGATGTTCGGTCAACGCCCGGGTTATTTGCATTGTATCAACGTCCATTATACCAAATCAAATGATAATCCAATCATTCCATCTTCAAACACACAATATGGTTCGAATCCCCGCCGTTTATACCATTCGACCACCCAACTTTTCGGGTCCGCCCATAAACGCAATTGTTTCGCACCCATTTCCCGGGCGTGTTCCTTGGCCTCGCTTAATAGGTCATTCCCATATCCATAACCACGGGACGATTCCCACACGATAAGGTCCGACAAATGCGCCACATCCGGGTTATCGTTTTCAACGGATAATTGACACAAGGCCCGGCCATCAGCAATTACAATCGTATCTTTCCGGCCCCATGGCCATTTATTTTCGTGAATTATCATCGGTAAACATCAATATTACAACGGCCACCCAAACAATGATAAACAGGATGAAAAATGCACCGGCAACCGTGCGAATTATTGTGGCCATTTCAATTGTCAATCCCCATTAACGTGACATCGGGCCAACGGTTATTCATGAATGCCACAACCGATTCAACCACCCGGTTATATCTTTCATCGGACAAATGCCCAAGATGAATTACAATTATATCTTCGTCCGGGTCTTGCGGCCCGCTTGTTTGCTCAAATCCGGCCATAACTCTTATTGTATCCTTTTAACGTTGTTTCCGGCTTTCATCGTTAAAGATTTGGTCCAATACCCACAACATGAATCCGACCAACCCAATGGTCAAGATTACCATGACGAATATCGCAATAAATATGTTCATTTCCCATTGTTAATCGCGTCAATAACCTTGCCCAACAGGTCATCGGGAACGTTCGATAATGATATGTCCGATTTCGTTTCCGTTTCAATCTTGCCGGTCAACTCTTGGATATGCTTGTTTGACCATTCGTCCGGTGCGCGATTGCACAATGCAAATATGATGGCCGTTGCATTCGGGGCCGCTTTCTTGTGAACGACCTTGGTTTTAACCGTTATGGCCTTGCCATTCTTGTCCGTTGCCGATTCGGTCGTAGTTTCTTCCCATTCGTATCCGCGTATCAGTTCAAGCAATGAACGTTTGCAATCCACGACCAATTGTGAATCGTACCATTGTTGGTATTGTGCTTCGGCCTTTTTGACCTTATCCGAAAAATCCGAATCATCCCGCAAATGCCGGTAAAACGAATCGTGACCAACCCTTGCGGCCGTAAACGCATCTTTATACGATTTCCCGGCGGCGATGGCCTTGCACATTATTTCGACTTTGGCATCGGTCCATTGTGGTTTCCGGCCTTTCTTTTTGGGTTCCTGTTGTTCGATTGTCCCTTTATCGCTTGGCATAACTCAATGATTTTTTGCAAAGTTAATGAAATTCAGCAATAAGCCAAATCCCGGGCGTCATGCGTCCGGGGATTGGTTTGTAAATAACTTAAATGCGATGCCATAATACAGGAACGAAATTGTGAAACAAATGGTGTCCCCGTCCCATACGATGCCGCAAGTGGGTATCAACAACAGTTGTGTCCGGTCTTGAAAGAAAATCATGGTTCATTGATTTCAAAATGGCCGTCGTATTTGGCTTTCGAGAACCTTATGTATACCGTGAATTTCTTTGCATCCGGGTTGTCGGCAATCTTTATCAACCGGTCCCCCAAACGCCCGCCGATTGCTTCCATGATGGCAAACACATAATCCACATCCGGTTTCTTCGAATAGTCCACGACAATGAAATAATGGTTGCCGCCGTTCTTTGGTTCGCATGGCATTCCGGTCAAATTCTCAACCATCATGCATAAATCGGCATCATATTGGGTCAACTGTCGTTTCCAATAATCTTTCATGGCTTTTTGATTTTCGATTGAACGATGTTCCATCCGTCGTTCCCCATCGCGACCATGCGCGGATATTCCGTAATATCTCCTTTGGGGACAACAAGGTCGTAAAATCCCAATTTGCCCTTTACAGGCATTTCCACGACCCGGCGCGGGTTACGCATCAACCATCCGAACCCGGTACGCGGCCGGGCATCTTCCGGGATGCAGGTTGCGGCCCAATCTTCCGGCGTGAAATCTTCGACCCGCTTGACGTCATACAATTCCACAAAACCACACGTTACGCCCGCCATTCGACCGGGCAAATTGTTCGGTTTCGCCGATGAACAAATCAACAGGTCCCCCCGATATGATGCATTCAGCGTCCGCACCTCAATCGTTTTGTCGGCATGGTATTCCCCCGCTTCATCACGGTATGTTGCACGGGTCAATAAATCCGCATATGGTTGCCGGACGGTCAACGCCTTGAAAATATCGTGTAATTCGGGGTTGTAATATTTCTTGTCAATCTGCATGGACTTACATATTTTCGGGCAAATCGTCAATGTCCAAACGGGATTGATACCCGCCCGCCGGCCTGTAATCCTCGGGTTCCGGTGCCGGGGCCTGTTCGCGCTTTTGACCGCCCAACAATTCCATTTCTTCCACGACGATTTCCGTGACGTAGCGGATGGAACCGGCATTATCTTCGTAACTCCGCGTTTGAATCTTTCCGACAATCAAAAGCGGTGTTCCCTTTTTCACGAATTGTTCACACACGCCCGCAAGGCCGGTGCGCTTGACAACAATATTGTGCCAATCTGTCACGTCGGGAATTTCTTTCCCGTCACGCGTCGTAAATCCGCGTTCGGTCGTGGCCAATGTGAATTGTGCGACCTTCCCGCCATCTTGGAACGTTGTAATTTTCGGGTCTTGCCCGACGTTACCTTTCAAAAATACTTTGTTCATATTCGTTTCTATTATAGTGGTTTATTGAATTTTACGCAATCCAACAAGTATATCCGTTTATCATCGGAATAACCGGCGGCCGCGTTCATGGCCTTGCGGTCCTTTTCATACACGAATTCCACCATGTAACCGCCGTTGTATGCATTGTCCAATACCCGGACCAAACGGCCAATGAAATATCGTCTTTGCGGCGCATATCCGCTTAAATCGGTCATTTCCTTTACCCGGCGCACGGCGGGCATCTTGGGTGCCTGTTTGCGCTTGAAATTCGCCGTTGCGAAATCCTTGCGGATGGACCGCCGGACCAATTCAAAATAATCTTTCATTCCTGTTCATTTAAGATTGCATCCCCAAGTGGGGTTGTATCCATGATGTCGGTTGCGACCATGATGGGTTGCAATGGTTGATTGAATGTCAGCATACACACCCACACAACGCCCGTTTCCTGTACGCGCTTGATTTCTTCCGGGGACAAACGCCAACACGTTATTACCTCGCCATTCGGGCGTTTCTTCGCCGGTAATGGGATATATTCGGGTTGGTTGGCCCCAAAGATAGCGTTTGCCCCGTCAAATTTTATCGGTTCCATATTCCTTTTTCAGTTGCTGAATAATCAGTTGATTCGACGCATAAATGCGCATATTTTCCCGGTTGCCATTTTCCCACCTGTTATGCATTTCGAAACAAAGGATATTGACGTTTCGCGGGTCATGGGCCATTTCCGGATGCGCACCACGGGTCAAGATATGCGACACATACGTTGCCGAATATTCCCATAACGGGCGCATCGTTTCCGCACATATATGCGGATAATGGTTCCAACACCATCGGTAGAATTTTTCATTTTCTTCCGGCGTATGCCCTGTTCCGAACAATTCACGTTGGATGGATACCCGCAAACGGATGTCCATTGCAAACCGGCGGTCAATCAATGGTTCATAACCACGGCGTTTGCAATAGTCATATTGTTCGCGGGTATCAATGACAATCGGGTCCATAATTACATTTCGCCAAGGTTGTCAAATTCATCCGTTTCGGGTTCCGGTTCGGGTTCCTGTTCCGGTTCCCCGAAAAGCGACAATTGCGCTTGTTTGCCCTTGAAAAGATATTCGTACACCTCGGTTTTGATGGCGTTGGCGATGCTTTCCAATTCTTCTTCGAATCCGAACGAAATTTGGGCCAACTTGATGCGCGGCGTGTTGATGCAGGTTTTCAACCCATTCGGGGTTTCGAACACGGCCGTGATTACCACACCCACGTTGTCATCGGTGCCGGACCATGAAACGCCCCGGACGTCTATTTTACGCAACAGTTCATCAGCGAATGAACGTGCCATCGCTTTTTTGCTTTCGGGCAATTTCATATCGTCGGATTCCAACAAGGTCAAAAACGACGTGATGTTGAACACCCGTCCGACGATGTTGCGCAAATCGTCAAACAATCCCATCAAATCGGGGTGTAAATCACGGGTAACGCTTGCATGATAATCCGTAATGGATGTTTCGCCATTTGTAATTTCGGTAACTTGATAATCAGCAATCAAGCCGCCATTGGGCGATAATTTGACCTTGGATAAATTGAAATCCTTTTGGGTCGGTAACTGCATTTCCTTTTCCATGTCTTTATGATTTTGTTTCGGTTGATGTCGATGCCGGTTCCAATGCCGACACGGCAATTTCAATCAGTTTGGCAATATCATCCAAAATGACAAGTTCGGCGGGACTTGCGCCCTCTTTCTTTTTGTGGGTTGCCCAATTCTTGACGAATTCAAGATAAAACGTCGGCGTGTTGTGCAATGCAATTGGTTTTTCCATGGTTAAAAATCGTTTTGTTCCAACAGTTCGGCCGCAACGTCATTTATTTTTGTAGAATTTTCGATTTGCGGGCCTTGAACGGTTTGGATGGGTAATTTATCATCTTTTGGTTTCGCGGCCGAAATAGGGCCGTTTTTCGCGTTTTCCGGGGACATCTTTGTCACTTTGTCATTTTCGGCCGGTTTCGCCTGTTCTTCCGGGTATTCCTTGACTTTGAGTTCGACCAACCCGTTTGCCACGATTACAGGCAAGCAACGGGCCACGGCCTTTACATCCTCAAATGCGTCATGCGCGGGGAAATCTTCGCCCGGGAAACAACGGTGGTACAGTTCGGTCAAGTTCGGGAATTTCAACCGGCCATTCGCCATGCGGGCGTCAACCCATTTCATCGTCGGGCGCATCGTGTCAATTCGCTTGCCCTTGAACAACGCGGTTTCAACGTCGTTGGCGTCGTAATATTCGTGGCCAAGTTCGCGCAAGATATTTGCTTTGACAATGCCGGTATCGAAATGGATGTTGTGGCCGCAAATCAGCCCGGCCTTTTGTGCAAACGCAATGAATCGGTCAATGACGAACACGAACGATTCGCCGTGTTCCATCGCGTATTCCGTGGTAATGCCGTGGACGGCCACGGTATCGTCCGGGATTTCCCAACCGGTCGGCCGGATAATGTGGGATTCCTGTACGTCGCCAAACATCCACGCAATTTGCACGATGTGCGGGTAACTTTCAAAGTCCACGTCCCATTTGGCGGCGCGGTCCGGAATCCCGGTCGTTTCCGTGTCGAAAAATAATACGTCATTAATAGTCATATCGTATCGCTTTTTAATGATTACTTGGAATCAAGAATGGCACGGGTGCCGTCGGCCTTATTGCCATACAGGACCCCGGACGGGATGTTGTTAAACTCTTTCAATGCGCTTTTCAGCGTATGCACGGTCAAGTTCCAACCGGCATTGATGGTGTACGAAACAAATTCGCTTTCTTTGATTTTTCGCATATCGGTAAATGTTAAAGTGTTTGCGGGTCCTCAACATAAATTGATAACGGCGGTTCGGCGGCAAACTGTTTGACCCATTCCAAGAAATCCGACATTTGGGAACGATTCAAGTGGCGGGCTTCCGTTACAACAACACCCAAACCAATATTGGATTCATCCTTATCGCCCGGGTATTGTTCAACTAAGAATCGGTCAACGGCCTTTTCGCTTTTCCGTTCGCCTGTTTCCCGCAATGCCTGTTGGATGGTCGGAACGACATATTTGTAATAATATGCCTGTTGCAAAGCCGATGAACCCGGTTCCGCCGCTTCAAATTGAACCACGACACGTTTGCAAGGGTTTTCCCTAAAAAACGCATTCAACCGGTCCATCGGCATCCGCAATCTTCCGTCCGGACCAATTATCCCCGATTCGGCAATTTTATTCGGCATACCAATATTCCGTGATATAGACGGTGCCGCCGTATCGGGTTGTCACTTTTACGTCGCGGCGTTTCAGCTCGACGCCGGTGCGATATTCGATTTGTTTGACGATGCCCGACAAGCGGGTAAATCCGAATTCTTTGATTGCTTGCCACGACGTAATCGTTTCGCGGGTTGTCTGCAAATGGTAAAGAATCGTTTGCCAT